GTACTATTATATAAAACTTCACCGCCGCCACCACCGCCGCCACCAGAAAAATTATAGCCGCCACCACCACCGCCACCACCGCCACCAACAACAGTATAGTTAACACTATAATTTTGGTAAAAAGTTATACTACTACTTGTAGTGAATGTAATAATAGTGTTATATTGAGAATTAGAAGTTATGGTATATTCTCCATTATTGAGTGTATAACCGAATACTTGATAAGCAAGAGGATTAGAAAAATTAGGATTACCGCCATAAGTCTGGTTTACTGCCGGACTAAAATTGCTATTATATATATTTACTACAATAACATTGTATATACCAGCTTGTGCACTCAAAGGAACAACAAAAGAAATACTGGAAGTACTATAAAATGTAATGGGGAGATCTTTAAAAGGGCCAAAATTTACATATGTAATACCATAACATGGCGGTAAAAAATTTGTTCCATTAATATAAACAAGCGAATAACTTCCGACAGCACTACTTGTTAGAGATAAACTACCAATTGTTGGAGAAAAGGGTGGATACCCTGCTTTATATTTACGGCAGCCATTTGGCGTATTGCGATTATATGGTATGGAAGAAGGAACAGCATATCCGTTGACATTCTGATAATAGTTAGGGTCTTGATTACTAAGATTACTGCTAGCGCATGACATTTTATAGTAAATATATATATTATAAAATATAAAATAAAACACGTATTCAAATGGGTCCATCATCATCCTTTTTCTCTGTAATATGTCCTTTGATTTTCTCTCTAGCAAGAAAATAAACAAAATATGCGAAGCCAGCACCAACAGCAGCGCCAACAATAACTTGTAAAGCAGTATGGTATTTAAAAACAACTCTTTGTGACAGTATAAATAAAGAAAAGAGGGCATAAAAATAAAACCAATTATTGTGCCTTAGAGAGAGATAAATAAAGACAGTTGAAAAAAAGGCACTTTGTGTATGTCCAGAAGGCATACCAAATATATTAAACGGTACTCCATCCTTGAAGAAGAATCTTTTACCATTTGTTAAAGCTAAATTGAATTTTTTTACATCCTCTGTAGGCCTAGGTTGTTGTATAATGGCCTTTAAAATTAGATTTAAAATAGTATTAACGAATATACCCAATGTATAATAGAAAAACAAATTGTGATTATCCCATAAAAGAAACATAGAGAGAAATAATAGCAATACTGGACCATAACTTCCAAATTCATCAAAAAGATTCGTTAACATACTCCTATTATATCAGGATATTTTATTATCCACAGTGGCGTTTATTTATATGCAATAGTTTTAATATTGATACAAGCATTCGCAGACAAGTGTAACACACCAATCATTCCCATTTAAATTAAGAATATTACCTTTATCATCCAATAATTTTACAGACATTCTCTCTATATTAACGGGACCAAAGTATACACGAGAACTATCTTGTAAGGAACCACTAAAATCAACCAAGAGAGAACCAGTAGGAACACCAGTGGAAGTTTTAACGGGTACAATGGCAAGAATATCAGAAGATGTCGGGGCCTTGGCCAAATAATTGGTCAAATTATTCTGATTACTATTAATTTCATTTATGGTATAAATTTGTGCTTTTGTCAAAGTGCGCGGGGCACTCGGTAAAACAATTTGGGAGGGTGTATAATCTTGTTGGTATTTGCCAGCAATTAACAGCCCATCCACGTTGGTATTATTTAGAGGTTGTGCTGTCAATGCAACATTATTTGAATATGCATTTTGCTGGTATGGAGTATTAGATAGTGCTTGTATAGTAACGCCGCTTACTAATTGAGATAAATTATTACCTTGTTGAGCGGGTGTAATGCATGTATAGGGTAGATCTGGCGAATAATAGGAGGGGATTTTTAGAACATTAGAATACTGTGTGATAGATACAAGGCTATTATTGACATGATTTTGGTTATAATCGTCAATAACCAATATTAAATATTTAGTTCCATTAAGGTTTAAAATACCAGAAGCTGTATTTCCACTCGGGTCAACACTGATATACGGGTATCTATATCCCATGAGCCAACCAAGTGTGTTATTGAAATAATGGTTCTGGTTACTTGCACAAGTAATGGTACATTGTAAATGACCAGTAAAATCATAGAATACAATACTAGTGGCTGTAGTTATAGTAAAGGATGGTAGCAGTCCATCTGGATCCACATATTTTCCACCGTTTAAAAACAATGTAATAATTCCACTATTGGCATTAAAAGAGACCGGTGTATTAGCAGGAGTAGTACTAGGGAATGTAAACCCGGCTTCTAGAAAAGAAGCATTCAATTGTGTAATAAACGCGGTTTGTGTATAATTTCCTGGTGGAACAGAAATTGAAATAGCATTATTACTACTCGCATCAAGAATCCAAAAACACGTGTTGCCATAAGCACTATCAATGGCGTACCAACTAAAGGGGATTTGATAAGAATACAACCGCAGACTTAGGGCATTTTTCAGTGTATCAGAGAGATCCAACGTATAATCAGTAGAGGTGGAATCAACCCCGCTGGTATATTGTCTAAACTGGCTATCTAAGTTAACAAAACGATTGATTGTGTTTTTTAAATTCGGGTTTAAAGAATCCTGCTTCACAGGTAAGCCAAATGTATCCGTTGTTGCGATTTGTTCTTGTTTCATTGGCGCATGTTCATTACCAAAAAGCTGTATTTTTTGTTTTCTTTGTGTAATTTTATTCACTTGAGTAGTATTACTTTGAGTTAGATTTTCGTTTTCATACCATTCTTTCAATTGTTTGTCGCCTGGACCATAGATTGCCTCGTTAGACCGCGTCCCAAATCCTTCTACAATGATTTTGCCAGTAGTGTCACTCGGTTCATCGTGAAGCTCTAATCCATCTACGTATTGTAACAATTCACTCTGTACTTCCTGAAAAAAAACGGCTAATTCAGGATTTTTGTTTTTAAATTTACTAATAAAATAATTGGTATTTTTGATTACTTCATCTTTAGTGACATCTTCATTATCAAGATTAACTATAGTTAATAATTCAGATAGAGAATAACTGGAAATATTCGTATCAATTTCTGTCATATCATTATTATAGATAATTGTTTTTAATAAAAAACTTTAAAACAATAAATAAAATTTTGCACTGCTTTATTTTTACAAAATTACCTTCACTTATATACAGCTTGCTCTTGTCTTGGTTGTTCTTGTTTTTCCTGTAATTTCTCTCTATAATGATAAACAAACAACTCTTTTATTTCCTTTTTTACATTTATTCCTTCGCATATATCCAGTTTTAGAACCTTGTCTGGAAACAAGGTTAGCCCACACCCTCGTTTTGAATGTGTTTTACCTTTAAACAATATTTCTTCCAGAATAAACACTAGATTTGCATTATAGTCATCTATGGTATCGCGATCCATATAGTACTTACCAATATAAGTATATCTATTATTATTTCCATCAGAATGAACTTTATAATATTTACTTGTTTCGTGACTATTTTTTATTAATCCAATACCTAAAATTTTGTTAGTGGAATTATTCATTTCAATAACAAATACGGGTACATTATAGGGTATTTTAGGGGATAATTGTGTCGGGCAAGAATACATACATGTAAAATTACGTTTTTCTCTATATGCATAATTAGCCTGATATGTTTCATTATTAAATCTACCTGTAACGACATGATACATTGTGGTTTATATAATTTTATTTTTATTACAAGTTTATTTTTCAATTTTAAATAAAAAACATAATATAATGAATTGCTGTATTTGTGGACCTGTTAAGAACTGTGCGCCTTTTTTAAACAAGGTACTAGAGAATATTGAAAAAATAGGTTCTCTCTTTGAAGACTATAAAATAGTTCTTTACTATGATAAATCTACAGATAATACATTGGAAATTCTAAAGGAATATCAAAAAAAGAACCCACGATTATTATTTTATATAAATAATAACCCAATATCTAGATTTAGAACCCATAATATAGCTGTTGCGCGTAATTTTTGTTTGCAATATGTGAGGGATAATAAAGACTATTATCCTTATTTTATTATGATGGATATGGATGATGTTAATTGTAAAAACCTTAATTTGGAACCTCTTCAACATTGTTTGAAGAGAGAAGACTGGGATGGACTATCTTTTAATACATATCCACATTACTACGATATATGGGCCCTATCCATTTGGCCTTATTGTTTTAGCTATAATCATTTTCTATTTAATTATCAATATCATAGTATAATTAGAGACCATGTCATGAGAAAGTTAGCACAACTAAAACCGGGAGAACTACTACCATGTATTTCATCTTTTAATGGATTTTCCATATATAGAACAAACAAATTTTTAAATACATATTATGATGGTAGAGTAAGAGCCGATTTATTTCCTCCCGAATTTATAACCGCACATGCGCAAGCACAAAAATCAAGAGGCATAGTTTATAGAGATTATGGACATATAAAAGGGAAATATGAGGATTGCGAACATAGGTCATTTCATCAAATGGCTAGAAAAAACTCGCAAGCAAAAATAAGAATATGTAAAGGAATATTATTTTATTGATTTTAAATTTATACACTTTTATCTATTGTAAATACAATATCATCATATCTACCCTTTATATCTCTTAAATCATAGCATTTTATAAAAGGTTTCAAATGTTCAGGTGTTTCATTTTTAAGAATTTCAATCCAAGACCAATCTTGAACATCTTCTATAATTAATATACCATCATCTGTCATGATTTGTGAATACAATTTAATAAACTGTTTCATACTTTCTAAAGTATGCGGACCATCATCAAGCATGAAATCAAACTTTATATTTAATCCTAACATTTGATTATAAAAAAATGATTCATTATAAGCATCAAATGTCCCTAATTTAATTATATTATTATTTTTAATACCATCCCAAATATCCTTTTCTAAAATAATATCTAATCCATAAACTGTTGCGTTTATAAAGTAATCATGCCATAATTTAATACTTCCTCCGTTACAAATTCCTACCTCTAATACATTTTTGCTGTATATTTTTTACAAGATAATAATTCTTCGTATAGTGGTAAATATGAATGTAATGTATTTTTATCGGTTCTTAAGTTATCAACTAGTTCTATTAAACTCATTATATATTATACTATAAATTAATATAAATAGGTATTAATATATATATAATGAGTTTACCTGATATTAAAAATTCAAAAACCGGAATTATTTATGTATATTATGAAAGAAACGACCAACAAAAAAATCAAACAAATTTAGCATTTTTTATTAAATATGGATTAAATGAAAAGTTATGGTCAAACTTAAATATAGAAACATTATTTGTTATTAATGGATATAATACTGAAGTAGTTATTCCACAAAAACCAAATATTAATTTATTGTCTCAAGAAAATTGTTCAGATTGGGAGGGATGGTATAATGGAATTAAATTCTATGAAAATAAATATAATAAACCTATATGGGATATTTTTGATTATTTATGTTTAATAAATGCGAGTGCTTTTGGACCAGTATACGAAGAAAATATTAATGACCATTGGTTACTACCATTTTATGATAGATTGGTAAAGTATAATTCTGTATTATGTTGTCCATGCATGTCTTTTTTGCCAAAAACAAATTTGTCTGGGATAGGACCTAGAGTTGTTCCTATATTTTCTTTAATTCGTTGTACTAAAAATATCATAAATTTATTAACAAATGTAAAAATAAATATGTGTGATAAGTCGTCTACAAATAAAGAAAAAAACCAATTAAATACAGTATTAGGTAAAAAAATAGATAAAATTGATGCGTGTTGTACAGGAGAATATGGATTGTCAAGAATATTACTAGAAAACGGATATAAAGTTACAAGTTTATTATATGATTTTGATAGTAGTAATCCTAAATATTGGAGCATAAATGGAAATATTGAACCAGACAGATTTAACACATTTAATGGGCAAAATGTACCATTAACAACAATATTTATAAAAAATATATGGAGATGGGAAAAAAGTTATGTATCTATACCTGTTCTTTATAATGAATGTAAAAATTATTTTTACAAGAAATTAAATATGATATCTATTTTTGATAATATTGATATAAATAATAATTATGATATGATATCTGTTGATTACACAGATAAAGAAAAAAGATATTGGAATTCTAAACAAGAATACTATTATAAATTTGGATATGCTGAAGAAAATCTCTTATTTAATAAACCATCAAAAAATTTTAATGGTTGTTTAATTTATGCTCATTATGATGCAAATGATATGGTGCGAGATTACGTTATTCAAACAATAAAAGTATTTAGATATCTAGGTTATGATATATTATTTTTTACAGCTTGTAAAAAATTAATAAATGTATCGTTTTTACCATGCAAGGTTTTTTTTACATCAAATGATGGAGCAGGTACAGACTGGAAAATTTGGCTTTATGGTTGTAGTTATTTAATAAAGCATAATATTAAGTATGAATATATTTTTTTATTAAATGATAGTATAATTTTACCAGTTAATGGTATTGAAAATTTTGAAAAAACAATTATTGATATGAGGTCAACTTCTGACTTTTGGGGGCATTGGGAATCAAATGAAATAGAGTGGCATATTGTAGGAACTCCTATTGAATTTAAACATAACATGATTCATGATGTTGTTTCATTTATCAAAGGAGAATTCACAAAGTGTTCTACAAGAATGGATTTTGTCTTCAAATTGGAAGTTAAATTTGCAAAATATTTAGTAAATAAAGGATATAAATGGAATAGTGTTATCAAAGCTTGTTCTCTAGACAATACTGTTGTTCAATGTCCTGTTTTTAAACCAATAAATTTATATAGATGGATAAATAATCCATCAACATTTGCAGTTAAATGGAAATATTCACTATCATATTTAAATAAAGATAGTATCTCAAAAGAATTTAATTATTTAACAAAATATTTATATTATGGTAAATATGGTGTAAAATCAGAACATGAAAAAATTGGCGTTTTCCCACCATCAACTGATCAAGAGAATTGCTAAACTAAGCTAATTTTCTAATAATTATTTCTGGAAAATATGCTTCTACAACATATATATTCTTTTTTCCTTTGTTCTTTCTAATTTTTTCCTTAATTTCATTTGAAAAATTCCATGCTAAAATTACAACTACTATATTATCACTAGTGTCATTTATAAAATAATTTATATCTACAATAGGAATGTTCATTTTTGGAGAATATAAGCCTATTTTTAAAGGGTTTTCATCAATAATATAGTCTAGAAATATATTTGCATAACATAAAACGGTTTGTCCTTTTGCAGCAGCCCCATAACCAATACATTTGTAACCACGTTTTTCAAACATTAATAATTCATTTTTTAAATTAAATACAACATTTTGAGTTTTAACATTAAATTCCTGATATGTTGAATTATCATATATTTTTTTTTCTTTTTCTTCTATTAAATATTTTTCTATATTATTATTTTCTTTTTTAAAAGTTTTACTTATTTCAAAAATATAACTACTGCCATGTATATCTGCTTCAATAATTCTATTTAAAAATAATTCGTTTCTTTCAACTAACATTTTCATTGACAATGTATTATAAAAAGATATATGTTCATGATATGTAGTATCAAATTCTGAATTTATAATCATATTTTTTTGAGATGTTTGAATAAATAATGATGTATTATCATTCATAACTAATTTACAATTTTGCAAAAATTCATCAACATATTGTGTATGTGCAAATACATTTTGAGCTGTTATTACATCCATAATTGGCAATTGTTTTGCTACATTTTCATTCCAAAAATCACAAATAACATTATGACCTTTATTTTTGGCAATAGGACATAAATTTTCTGCAGGGTCAACACCATATGTATCCCATCCTAAACTCTTAAAAAAATCTAATTGTGTTCCATCATTTGATGCTATATCTAATATTTTCCCTGTTATTTTTTTATAATCGCTAATAAATTCAGCATTTTTTTTAAAAAAATTTATACCGGTTTCAGATGTTCCACTAACATATTTATATGTTTTAAACATAATCTCTGGATTTACAGCATGAGATAATTGACAATGAAAACATTTTGAACAATACATTAATTTTAACGGATAAGTTTCACATGTTTCACTTTTTTCATGATAATTATTTGCTAATGGTTGATTTCCTAAATCTAAAAACTGAGTATTTATATTATTACACGCTAAACAACTAATAATTATTTTACAATTCTGATCCATATAAATAAAACAGTATATTTTTTTATAAATTTAAAACTAAAAAAATGCGCTTAATATAAACAAAATAAAAAGAATTTATATAATATGGAATTAAAGTTTACAGATAATAGAGGAACACTTTATTTTCCAGTTAAAAACAACTTTAATTTTAAACAAACTACTGTAAGTTGTAATAAAAAAAATGTTTTTAGAGGAATACATATTAATAATTTTGAAAAACTAGTAACATGTATTCAAGGTAAAATTTTAGATATTATTATTAATTTTGATAAAAATGCTTCTGATTATCTTAAACCAAAGTATTATGAACTAGATCCAAAAACTGATAATTTTCAAATTGTTGTACCAAAGAATTATGGTCATGCTTTTTTATCACTAGAAGAAAATTCAATACTTATATATCATTTAGAAGAAGAATTTATAGATAATGAAACCCAACATATACATTTTTTAGACCCATTTATAAATGTTAGTTTACCAATAAATAAAAATGATTTAATTATTTCTACTAAGGATAATATAAAAAATTTTATAAAACCTATTGATTACATTGTATTTGGTCCAAAAGGGTTTTTAGGTTCAAATATAATTAAACTATTAAAATCACAAAATAAAAATTATATTTCTGTTGATATAAGATTAAATGAATATGATAAAATTAAAGATTTGTTTTACACATTTAATCCTAAATTTGTTATTAATTGTGCAGGTATAACTGGAAATCCAAATATATTCTGGTGTGATAATCACAGAATTGAAACAATTGAAAATAATATTACATATCAGTTAACAATGGCCGCATTATGTAAAGAACACAATATACATTTAACTATAATGGGATCTGGTGGAATTTTTAAGAATGATAAAATATATAATGAATATGAGAATGGAAATAATTTTAATAATTTTTATTCAGAGTGTCGTATATTTTTAGAAGAAATATCTAAAAATTATGATAATATTTTGTACTTAAGAATTAACTATCCAATTTCAAATGTAGAGTCTAATAAAAATTTGATTACAAAATTATTAAACTATAATACTATAGATGATTGCCTAATATCAATTACATACATTGATAATCTTTTTCCTATTTTATTTAAAATGATAGAAAACAATGAAACCGGAATATGTAATTTTACAAATCCAGGACATATTAATTTAATTGAAATTATTAATAAATACGAAAAAATCACAAATATTAAAACTAATATTACAATTAATTCTAGTTCCCACGATAAAAAAAGGTCTTTATCAAAATTAAAAACATTAAAAATTAATAAATATAATCCATTAAATATTGATGAAGCTATTGAAGAATGTATTAAAAAATATACTTTATAATCATGTAACTACTTGATTTTACTAGAAAAAATAATTATTGTGGAAATAATGATTTATTAAAAGGTTTATCTCTCTCTATTCTTTTAATTTTAAAGTATAAACTAAAGGATAAAAAATTGCACACCAAGAGCGTTCAATATAATGACCTGCTTCAGGATTTGAATGTCTACTTACTGTTTGAATTAAAATTTGATATCTACTAACAGGATGTTGTATAATGTCTCGTTTATCTATAGAAAAAATTCCCCAATATGTGTTCCAATGTGCCTGCGTATTCCCAAAAAAATAAGAATACCATTTATGATAAGGTCTTATTTTACATAATTTTAGCGAACTTTCATTATTTTTACTGAAATTTTGTGGATTTGTTGATTTCCATTCGTCTAATTTAAAACCAGCAAATTTTTGTTTTATATTTAAACTATATTCCCCAATAAAAAAAGCCGAATTATAAGAACTATTTATAATTCTATTTAAGATGTCTTTTGCTCTTTCTTTTTTATTTTCCATATCAATACAACCAGGAAAAAATACCACTATATTTGATAACTTATCATAATTGGTTACAATATGATATAAATAAGTATGATCACATCTACCTACGTTTGGAAGGCGTACAACTTCTTTTACATTTGTCTTTACAAAATTATCATTATCACCTTTATTATAAACTATATATTCAAATTGGTTAAATGGATATTCGTTTAACCAACTCAAACTTTCATTATATCTTGCGACTACTATTTCAACATTATTTTTATACATATAATACTTATATATTAGTTATATATATTTCTCTCTCTCCAAAAATCGCTATAATGTTTTTGTTTTTGAAATTGTTTTTGTTCCTCTCTATATCCTTCATAAAATCCCAATATTATTCTGTCACCTTTAACAATATAATATTTATTAATACTTTCTACTAATCCATGATACATTTCCATATTATTTTTTTCTTCTTGTGTAAAATATTTACCTAATAATCCAGGGCCAGTAGGATCAAGCCACAATTCGCCATAGTATTTATTTTTCACATTTTCTACAATCTGTCTGATACATTTAAATAGTATTTGATTCCCTGGTAAAGTCACTATTAAAGCTGTATAGGTATCTTTTGGGTCATTGTCTCTTACAAAATATTCTTTCTCTGTAAGATCCAAAAATTTAAAACCATTGACACATCTGTATTTAATATCCATATAAATGCCTCCATTTATAAATAACATACAGAACCTCCACAAATCTGATTTATAGGAAGATGGAATGAGAGAATCATATGCCGCCAAAACGTCAGGTTTGAAATTATTTAGTATAAATTCTCTACATTCTGGTTCGTCATATAAATGAAATGTAATTCTAGGATTTGTAGCCACTAAATTGTCATAATTTGCTTTCATTAAAGGCGGTAAATCCTTGGTGTGCCAGCAGGTATATAAATGCAAAGGTATAATACTATCATAGTTCCTTTTAAAAATAAAAGGTTTAATTAACTTATTATAATTCAAAATCTTCATATTATTTTCTATTTTCTTTTTTAGATTTTCTTGGTATTCTTTTTGCTGTTGTTGTTGTTTTTGTAGTTGTTCTCTCTTGTTTACCAACATTATTATAAATAATTATATAAAAAAATTATTTATAAAACTTATACATTTAAGATAAAACCTAAAAATATTTATATTGCGTGAATTTATATGTTAAATTTAAATACAAAAAATAGATTACAAATAGTAGACAAATCTAAATTTTATAATAGACCCTATACATTTTTTAAACCTGATTATAGTCCGATAATTCCTCTAGACATTTATCAAACATGGACTACAAAAGATTTACCACCAAAAATGAGAGAAAGAGTAGAAATATTAAAAAGGCAAAATCCTAGATTCAGACATCACTTATATGATGATAATGATTGTCGCGAATTCATTAAAACACATTTTAGACCAGATGTTTTGGCGGCATATGATTCGCTTATTCCCGGTGCTTATAAAGCGGATTTATGGCGACTATGTATATTATTCATAAATGGCGGTATTTATATGGATATTAAATTAATTTGTGCCAATGGTTTTAAATTAATTGAGCTCACTGAAAATAACCATTTTGTAAAAGATAGACCCGTTAATTCAATATTTAATTCGCTAATGGTAAGTCAAAAGGGAAATATATTTTTGTTTAAATGTATAAGACAAATTGTGGAAAATGTCAAAAATAAGTACTACGGAAATTGTCCTTTATCTCCCACTGGTCCAGTACTATTAGGAAATATAATAATAAATAACAATTTGCGAGTTAATGTTGATCTCACACATTATCAAGGTGGGGGGTATGTTATATATAAAAATAGGTTCATTATTTCAACAGAATATCCAGAATATAATCACGAGAGAACAACTACTTATAATAATATCAATACAAAAAGATATGACCAATTATGGAACGAGAGAAAAATTTACAAATAAATCCTTCTTTCATTCCATAATGTTGCATAGTGTTTTTTCTTTGAATATGTATCTCTCTCTCTAA